AAGAATGGAACAAGTTTCGTTCCACATTTCCATACAAGGAACCTGAACAGTCACGGGCTTGCTGTTCATCTGACCCTTAACACCTGCGAATGGCAAGCGGATCATTGCACGTTCAACCCAGAAAAAGTCATTCTTCGCATCGCCATCAGGTAAGAACCTGATACGTGCTGTTGAACTTTCTGGAATATCCCAATGGGGGTAAATTGCGTTATCACGACCGCCGCCGTTGTTATTTCCGCCGTTGCGGGATTCTTGTTGTGCGAGTTTCGCACGGATTTCTGCCAATGAAGCCATAATGTATTTTCCTTTTGTTTGCCATATGTGCCTTATACAATAGAACTCTCTCTACTGCATATATCTATTTATACACCAACGATAAGATAGATGCAATATATTTCTTCAATTATTAGAAATTATTTTATCACGCAGTGCCAAACCTTCTGCCAAATCTTCACAGAGTATTATATGACTGCGTTTAATTTCCAATGATTGATTTGTAATATCGCCGCACACATCCTTAACATAACAGTTGTTTTCGGGGATTGCAATATCTTTTGGCAATTCTTTCCACCATACTGGAACGCTATAAAATATCGGTGTATCATACCAATCATACCATTCTGCTGCCCAACGCAGATGAACTTCAATTATTTTGTCGCCAATAGTTTCAAAATTTACATAACCCGTAAATTCTGGTAGCAGATTATTCCATAAGGTTTGTGCTTCTGTTAAATCACTATTGAATATTTTCCAATACTGTATTCTTTTGTGATCATTGCTGTGTGTTGCTATTGCTTTTTTACAGTAGACTACTTCACCGCCCTTTAATTGAATATCATATGAACAATGTGTACCAGTGAATAGCGGCATCCAGAAATGACCAGCAATATACTCAACATCATCGGCACTATTCCATACACAGCTACCAAGTGCCATGCCTTCTAAATTCATTATTGGTTTGGAAAATACAGGATATATTTTAGGAAGGATACCGTGAGGAGCGCACTCATATTGCAGTGCTTGTGATAGTAATAACTTATTGTAAACCCACCTTGCCCACGGATATTGAGGATATGCTTCTATATCCGTGAGTAGGGGCGTTTTCATTACGCTGGTGGATTAATGTATACTGGTGTTCCATCTACTTGATCACCAGTAAGAATAATTTGATAACGACCATCATCTGTGGAACCAAGTGAAACACTATGGTTAGGAAAGTTAGGAATAACTTGCGAAATTACTGCCCAACTTGCCGAACCGCTATCGCTATATGTTTGTGTTGATGCCCAATTTTGAAGCCATGCTAAATCATATGTATCAGCCATTGTGCATTGTCGCCTTATGCTGTTCTAAAAATAAAATTATAGGATATAAATCTTCAACAACTTGATTTGAAAGACCATCCGTAGGGATACGAGCAATTTGCATTTCTTTTGCACGCTGGCGTAAATTTGCAAGTGCGTTTATTGCATCATCAATAGTTCGCACTGCTGCTTCATTTACTTGTTCTGATTCAACAAGACCACTAAGTCTTTTAATATCTGAAATTGCGTCAATCATTTTCTTACAATTCCTGCAACTGCCTGTAGCCAAGTTAGATCAGCACTTTCTTTCATCTTCTTCTTGTCAGCAAGTGCCTTCTTCATAGTTTCTTTCTTGTCGCCATCCTTGTCAAAGTCAAGGTAATCTGGCTTGCCTTTTGACTTGGCTTCTTCTACTGTTGACTCATCAGTATATTCTACATCGTTGTCTTTCATATAGTCACGAGCAGTATCTAGATAATCAACAGCCTTTGTAATCTTAGCCTGAACCCATTCTGGAAGATTTTCTTCATCATCTAGGATTGATTGTAGTTCTGCGGCAGCGTCTTTGGCGGTTTTTAATTCGCTCTTAGCCATACGACCTTCTTGATCATATTCTGCCTTATCATCCGCATTTGGCTCATCACCTTCATGCTCTTCATGCTCATCGCTTTCTTCTTCTTGTGCGTAGATGTAGTTTTCCATCAAAGGCAGACCTGCCAATTTACGCATTTCTTCAATATTCTTGTTTTTCATTGGGGTTCCCTTTGTTTTCTTGGTTTCTTCTTGATCATCAAAACGCTTGTCATCAGCATCTGCGTCTTCATGGTCTGGTTCACTTGCATCACCTTCCTTAACTGGATAGGTCTTGCCATCTACTTCAAATTCTTTCTTACCACTTGCCTTTGCTGCTGCAAGTTTACCACTAAACTCATTGCCTTCGTTTGGCTCTTCGTTTACAGCATCTTCTTTTTTCATGTACTTGTCTTTAACACGACCAAGTTCTTCTTGACTTGCGCCTTCACGACCTGCTTTTGCAAGTGCAGCCATACCATCTTTGCCATACTTCTTTTTGCCAGTATAATATTGAAGTCCACTTTCTTCTACTTCTTCTTCACTTACGGTATTTTCAAATGGATCAGTCTTTGTCTTTGGCTGCATCTTTTGCTTAATCCAAGCATATGCTTGTTCTTTGTTATCAAAGTTCACTAAATCATGACTTGGATTGCGCTTTAACACAACTTCATAACCACCATGTGAACCAGGTTTTACCATATAAGGAACAGCCTTGTCATCTGGCATCATGCCTACAGCAGTAGCACCTAACCCCAACGCTAGCGCACCAGCACCAATTTTTCCACCAAGATTTATACCAGCCTCATCCATGCTTTCATCATACATGCCTTGAACTTGGTCATGCGTTGTCATATGCAGTAAATCACCATGAGTTCTACCTAAGTCTTCAAGGTCTTGGTCATCAATTGGTGTGCCATCGGTATATTGACCAGCACTAAAATATGCATCGCTGAAATCTGGATAATCTGATGTGTCAGGAATAACAACTTCTAATGAATGAACATCAACTTGCTTACCATTGATTTCAACTGGTGCGCTCATTGGGCTTTCACCCATGCTCATAATTTCTTCTGCAAACTGCTCGCTTTCAGTTTTTTTCTTACGCACATCGCTTGGACGAGCATTAGGTTCTTTACGAACTACTTTCGCATACTCTGGGTTCTTGTTTAATTTAGCCAAGTCCTTCATATACTTCTGTGCTAGAAGAATAGAAAGTTTCTTGTCCTTGTTATATTCTGGTTCACTGCGCTGACCAAATGCTTCGCCCTCGCTACTTACAAGATCACCCATGAGGCTTGCAAAGTTAGCAATATCATCGCCATCGCTACCAATCATGCGGTTTGCAATATCACCAAGCACTGCTGTTAGTAGAGCAGTTGAACTTGTGTACTTGCGGCTAATCATAAGTTTATCAAGACCGCTATCAGCCTTTAATACCAACTTATAGTCAGGGTCCATAATTTTCTTTTCTACGCTGCCAGCGGCTTCGTTAACTCTATTCATTGTGCCTTCCTTAAGTTTCTTATAAGCGCCAGCAGCACTTGCTAGGTAATTGTCTAGATTTTCATTGTATGTTTGTTGTGTAAACCAACCTTTTACTTCGCCTAAATCTTCACTTTGTTCACTGATCAAATCATTTAGAGCCTCTAGGCTTTCACTGAATGAACGACTGTTATTGGTAAGACGAGCAATATGACGCTTGATACTTTCTTTCATTTGTTGTGCAGCAGTGATAACATCGCCTGCTTCGCTACTTTCAAATGTGCGATTACGAGTTACGCTAGTGAAACGGCTCAAGTTACGCATTTCAGCAATAGCACGAGAAATCAATTGACCATTGTTATCATAAGGATTGCCACCACGTGATACATGGTTAGCCATTGCTTTTGCGCCACCAACACTCTTAAATGGCAGTAGGAACTTTTCACCATTTTCATTTACCAAATAGATGCGATCTACTTTAAGCAAACGATTGTTTGGGTTTTCAAGCATCTTTTCATTGTGAACAACATTGATGCGAACATTGTTTAGCGTTCCTTCACTGAACTTTCCACGACGCTGCCATAGCACACGGCTTTCTTCTAGTGATTCTTTGAAGTCTTTCTTCTGTGGGTTTAACTTAGTCATGTATTGTAAATCCTGTCTACTCAAGGTATCTTTAGTAATGTCACGAACATCAAAGTTTAACATATGACCTTTTGCCATACGACGTAGTTCACGTAGAAAACTATACCAATAGTTTTTATCTTCTGGAAGCATGCGGTCAGTAATAGCAGTATCAAAGAATACTTTTAAACTGGCACCATCAATTAAACTGGTAGTGATACGACCATATGCACGGTTACTTTCTTTATCTGTATATACAAAATTAAAAAAACGTGCCTTATTAGGATCAACAGTGTCTTTCCCGTTTTCATCACCCATATTAATTTTTGGAAAACGGTTTCTTAATTTAAAAAACAAGTCTTCCGCTGCTTGGCTAATTTCACTCATAGAATTATTTATGCCTTATAACATAACAAATGGCATTGGCGGAATGATGTCTGCGGCATCCATTGCCAATCCATCACTAATTCTACTATCATATTGGCGAAGGTGCAATATCATACGAACTGCTAATAATGTAGCCATTACAAGGTCATCTGTTTCACCAGTTTTACCCGCATAACTTACACCATGTGCTACAAATGTTTTAAGTTCACTGATTAAACTTTTGCTGTATAGTTTAATCTTACCTGTTTCCATCCATAATTTGAACTTAGAACATGCTGCAATCTTGCTCTTTGGTGTGGTATTAAATCCTTTGCGAAATCTGCGTCCGCCGCCGCCAGGCTCACTTAAGAAACTGCCTGGTATATTCTCTTCACCAATATCCGCAACAGCATTAAGTGCGGCTTCACCGATATTATTATTCTCTATACTATAATAGATATCACCAGCATTGCCTGTCATTTCTTTAATATACTTGCAAATTTCACTCATAATCAGCACTTGCTTTTGTATGATAGTAAGATTATGCTGCCACTCTGCTACTTGTTGCATAGTAGTAGCATCATATACTTCAATAGCAGCAGGATCGCCACCTGTTCCAAGACTTGGATCAAGTGCTACGATATAAACATGATTGCGCTGTGGTTTTTCGTACCAACGAACCTGACCTTGTTTTTCAATTGGGTCAATACCACTGAGGTCAACAAGTATGCCTGGCGCAATAAGTGTTTCATCATAGATAACGAACTCGCAATTATGTTCACGACGAAAACGGTCAATGCCTACACTGCTCATCTCACGGTCTGCCCAATCCTTATCACGCTCTGGGTGACGATCCCATGTAGCAAGGAATGGACTAAATCCATTGCGTCCAAGTTTGGTTTCATTACCATGTGAGTCAAATTTCTTATTGGCTTCTTTCCAAATATCAGCAAATTGGTCTTCATCGCTGTTAGGAGTAGAAGTAATAATTGCCTTACCACCTGTTGATAGCGTAGGACTAATTGAAGTCCAGAACTCTTTGGCAATTGTTGGTCTAACAAATGCTAACTCGTCACAGTATAGCAGTGAAATACTCATACCACGACCAGTTGTCTCGGTCGTAGTTGAACTTACGATACGGCTACCATTGTCAAATCCAAGCGAACCCTTATTATAATCAACCACACCTGCACGAATATGGTCTGGACAGTTTTCATAACCAAATCGGATACGCTGCATAATATCTTGTGCACCAGTATATTTGTTACTTGCTACAAGAATAGTGCTATCTGGCACAAACATAGCATACCATAACAAGTAACCCGCCGCTAGTGTGGATTTACCCATTTGGCGACCTAGCATGTTAATACTAAAACGATTATTATGATAGTTGTGTAGCAGTTCTTCTTGATAGTCAAACGGACTAAGTTGCAATCTGCCTTTTGTAGGATGCTGAATATAAAAGAAATTTCTGATAAAATATTCTGGACCTGTCACAGGATCAGCACATAAACTAAATTCAATTAGTTGTTGTTCGGTAATTTGCATACGAATGTGTGGTTTACGTATAAGTTTATTTTCTATTGGTTTTGCCATGAAATTATTTATTGACATAATTTGTATGTGTAGTATTATTAAATTGTCACAATAAGAAAGTAAATACATTATATGTCGGACACACTGATACTCAACGCAAACTATCAGCCGCTTAGTTGGTTACCGCTTAGCGTCATACCATGGCAGCAGAGCGTTAAACTACATTTTATGGATCGTATTAAGATTCTTGAATACTACGATGATTGGGAAATTCATAGTCCCTCAACGACTATGTTTGTGCCTGCGCTTGCCATAACCAAAGATTATCATAGTTTCAGCAAAGGCATTCGCTTTAGCCGTCAGAATCTGTATATTCGTGACCTATTTCAGTGTCAGTATTGTGCTGAAACCTTTGAACCGCATGACCTTAACATTGACCATGTTATTCCTATTAGCAAGGGTGGAAAAACAAATTGGGAAAATTGTGCCACATCATGTAAGAAATGCAATCACAACAAAGGCAATAAGTTAATTAAGCCAATTCGTGAACCGTTTAGACCAGATTACTGGACACTAACCGCTCGTCGCAAACAGTTTAATTATAACATTAAGCATAAGAGTTGGCTAGATTACGTAGGTTAACTGCGTGATGATGGGCGCTTTGTTGGAACAAACTTGGCAACTGGACTAACAGGATTTACAAATTTGCTTTCGGCTTTGTTAGTATAACTGTGTGATTTTACTGCTGCGTGTCCGCTTGCCACACTTGCACCTTGCATTGCTGCGATATCACCATCACTGTACGGTGCAATAATTAATTTATCACCAAATGCAGTTTGGTCATCATAGGCATCTGGTTGTGGTTCAGGTGAACGTGCCATTAGAATACCATAGCGGTACATTTTGTAAAAATTATCACTGGCATCAGGAACAATATAAGCACCTGCAACTTCACGTGGTTCCCAATGCGCATGGTCAGCGGCATATTCCCTATCATAAAATTCAGTTTGTTCGGAGATAAATTCACGTGCTCTCATACTATTATTTACCTTTTGGAGGCTTCTCATGAGTTAAGAATGGACGAGCAAACCACAATTTAAACCAATCATTGGTACCAGGTTGTATATTCTTACTTTTCTCTTTTTTATGAAGATGTGTTCCATGCTGACTTAGTGCATAGCCTAAACTTTTATCTTCAATTATTTCACTTGCTCGCATTACGTGTAATCTTCTTGCCACTATTGTGTGGAACTGGACTTGAACGATGGGTGTCGTCAGATTCTTTACTTTTCGAAAATGGCGCAATTTGACGACCATCAGTTGGAATAGTTGCCATGCCAGCCTTAATCATATTATCTTCTTCTTGAGTATAAGGATGCAAGGTATTATATTTTTCAAACCATGTATCAGCAGGTGAGTCAACAGGACCAGTGTTTTTTCCATCAGCCTTTGCCATTGCCATCATAAGACGATTCATATGATATACACGATCATATCCACCAACATCACGTGCAATGTATGCACCTTTCTCAGCGTTCTTTGTTTCTCTATCATATTCTGTAGTTTTATGTTCAGAAATAAATTCGGTTGCTCTCATTTTTTTCTCTTACCACTGTTATGTGGAACTGGACTTGCTTTATTAGTAGATTGAGGTTCTACACCTTTAGATTTAGTAAGCCACTTAACTTTGTGTCCAAGACCCTTAATACTATTATTGAGCATTTCTACTTCTTGATCACTGTAAGCACTTACAAACGGATGGTCTCTAAAGTGGTGATGGTCATGTGGTGCTTTGTGATGTGGATGAGCAGCAACAACATTCATAAAACGATAATAATCATAACCTGGGTCCATGTCAGGATAGACCATACTTGCGGGCATAGTTGATATATGATCTGGGTGGGCTTTTGATTTCTTTGCTTCGTTTATAAACTCGCTGGCTCTCATAATATTAGCCTCGTGTTTTTACAGGAAGACTCCAGTATTGTGCAGTATCACTCTTGGTGCTGCAATCTACTGTTTCTAAGAACATTTTATTACGGTTTTGATCGGTTTTCTTAAAATTACATTCAAATGTAACTCGTGCTTCTGTTGCACTTGGATTACGAGCAATAACTGTTACTTCACTTTCTGGAAGTTGGTCAGTTTCTACAAGACTTGCACTAGCATGACGCAGTTTATAACCTTGTTCTTTCATTGTTTCACTGATTTTATTTGCTGGTGCAATATTACGAACAAAGTCTGGAGTAATACCAGCGGCTTCCATTGGTGGTTGGTGTAGGAATTTCTTTTGAACCTTGCTGCCATCACGCTCAAATGTTAGAACAAATTCAGCCATTTGCTGTGCTGCACCTTCACTTAACAAACGACTACGATCAAGTAAATTCCAAGCAGGATTATCAAGAGCAATGGTTACATGCTTATCACTGTGTTCAACGACTGTTGCTAGGACACTTGTAACACTGTCAAGTTCAATGTTTACAATATCACCAGTAACTGGTGCCTTCATTGCTCTATCTACTTGTGCTACATAATCTAGAAAGTTCATTGCGTTATTCCTTAGTCAAAACTTACTGCTATATGTGTTGGGTTATCGCCGCCTGCAACTTTTGGAAAAGTTGCCTTTGGACGATGAATACCATTGCCGCTTGGCACTGCTGCTGACATACCCTTGGTCATTTCGTGTGGACTGTTTGTATAAGGACGTTCTGCTGCATCTTCAATTGCTTCTGGACCGCTCATGCCAACTGGAGCATTACTATCCATGCTCATATCAACATCCATGCTAGGTCCACCATCAATACTTGGAAGGTTAGCGCCAACACTTGGCATTGGGGTCATTGCATGATCGTGTGGAATCTCTGGCATATCTCCGCCCATTGGAGAAGCAACAGGTACATCGCCAGGTGCGCCAGCCATATCAGGTGAGTTAACACCGTTAATCATGCCAGCAAGTTTAAGAATCTGTGCTAGAATTGCATCATCACCGCTTGTTTTAATCTCAATACCTTCTGCAACAGGTGCTGCAACTGGCGTTCCTAACTTAGTAGCATTTGCAATAGCATGTGCCATTTCTGGGCTGCGTGATTCAATTTCACGTAGTTTTGAAAGAACATCAACCATGTAAGAACCATTACTAGTTTCTGGCATAGTGTTTGACTTTGTTTCTACAACTTTTGTTGGTGCTGGCGCAATGTCATTTAACTTTGCAACACTGGCAATTGCACGACCAAGTTCTTCTGGACTACGGGCTTCAATTTCTTTAAGTTTGTTTAATACATCAATCATTTGCATGGTTATCGTCCTGTTCTTCCACGTTCTGGGAGTTTATTACGGTTGGTTCCAACAGGACTTGTGTTGCTCTGTGGAAAATCATTTGAAGTCTTGCCTGCAGTTGGCTTTACAGCAAATGGATAATCAATTGTTTTTGTCTTTAGCGCATTAGCAAGGTCAGCAAGCAACTGTGGTGCCTTCTGTTCTGGATAATCTCGCTCAAGAATTGCTTCACCTTCTGCTTCTGGAACCATTGGCGCAGCAAGAATTTCTTGATTTGGCGTAAGAACTAAAATTCTGCTTAAGGATATCTGTGTTGCTTCATGGATTGCTGCTTGGATTTCTGCTGGTGTTGCTGGATATTGAATTACCATATCAATCATATAGATATCAGTAGCCTTAAGATGTAAAAATCCTGTATGATCTTCACTCACTGGTAAGTGCTTTGGCTCGCTAATGGCTTCAAGATTCCAACGTCCAAGTACCTTTTGAAGTTTTTCTAATCCTTCTTTGGTGAGTTCCTGCGCAATCTTGGCACGAAACCCGTACTTTTTTTCTGTCTCTGAAATATACTGTCTTAGGGTTCTCATGGTTTAACCTTATTATTAAGTATTTATTGCTTTCTGAAAGTTTTTAGAAGTTCGTTGCGGTCAAACACTTGTGCTTCAATAGTATCTGCTTCCACGCCGCTATCTTTATTCATATCATGCTGCATCTTCTGCATCTTAAGCAAAATTTCAGTTTGCTTAAGTTTCTTTTGAACCTTACCCAACTTTGCAGTAACTGCATGTCCAAGCATTTTACTTGCTGCTTCAAATATTGGCGCTGAAAATCTAGCTTCAACATTCATACCAAGTGATTGCAAGTTTTCAAAACTTTCCATTGCTTGACCAGCAATCTCATCTAATTCTTTATCTAGCGTATCTTCGGATACTTGCGGTAATGCGCTTTCAATTTGATTTGCGGTTTCCAATGCCTCTGTAATTTCTTTACTTGGTGCTGGTGCTAGGTCAAATAGTTCTTCAAGTTTCTGTGTCATAATAGTAATTATCGTTTTTTCTTCTTGGTACCAGCAAACATATCATGTTCAGTGATAATTCTAAATTGCATGCCTTGACGATCACAGAATTGTTTAGCGGCTGTCCATTTGGCTTGGTTGATTGCTGCCTGTACTTGATTTCTAGTGCTCTTACCTGCTGCTTCAAAACTAGTTTCTTTATGAGGTTTAATTTCAACTATCTCTGCGTGTAATTTTTTATTAACATCTTCATATACTATGAAAAAATCTGGCACATAACTTTTTGTTTTATTAGCAATTGGATTCTTATAAGGTATGCTTATGCTTTCACTTGCCCAATTCTTAATGCTTGGATTTTCATCTAAAAAATTCATAAACTTAAGTTCCCAACTAGAACGATAGCGAATACTGCCACGACCAGCATATTTTTCTGGATTCTTAGGAGTAAAAATGCCTTGGCTATACTTTAAACTCATGCTAGTAAATTTCTAGCAACATTAGTAGATACATTGTTGTTTAACTTGTATCCTAATTTACTAGTTGGTCCTTTGGCACTATTAAAGAAACTAATAAGCAACGTTTTAATATTGCTGCTATTTGCATTTTTTTGAAAGTCTGCAAGCACTGCCAACGGATCAAGTTTATTATTATATGTTAGCGCAATAACACTTTGTGCAAGAGCATTTGCTGCATTTGCATCACTGGTTAGTGTAAAGAAATATCCATATACCTGACCCCACACATCTGCACTTACTTGTATAGGTTGTGTGAAGTATCCATTAAAGAATACCTGACTGCTAAATGCATTTTGTGTCGTGGGTGTGTTTGTCATATAGTTATTTACACTTTGAGTTTATGCAATGTTTGTATTAACATTATTACTGTATGTAATATAACTTCTTGCAATACCAGTTAGGTCAGTATTTGGTGGGTAATTAAGTTGGTTTATATGTGATTCTGCTAGCGTTACCTGACTTTGTGGAACGCCTTCGGAAAGTAACGTTTGTTGCCATGTTTGACTATTATAAACAGGTGCTATTGGGTTAGCTGGATCACTGAATGTGAATGTAGGTAGGGGTGTTAACTGTCCATAATTTATAGTACCATAATCGGTTGTAGTTGGATTATCTATATATTCTTGTGCAAGGAGAACCTTTGTGGTACTATCACTATGAACATTATTTGCAACGGCTGCTGCTGATAATTGCTCTGGCGATAGCCCACCAACAAAGTTTAGCGCAGAATTGATTTGTTCATTGTTATAACCACGTTGAGATAAAATTTGTCCAGTGCTGCCATCTGAGTATGTTAAGCCTAATTGATCACTACTTACACTAATATCACCATTGCTGCTT